TTAATCTATAGCTTCAATCTCAATGGATACCGGATACTCGTCATTAATAACGTTTGGTTGTGTGCCATCCAGATGAATATCGAATCCCTGCTTATTTGTTTCGCTAAATGTATTATCAGGAAGATTTCCAGCATTAGTAATAAATACTGGCTCGAAGTTTTTATTTTCAGCAGTTGAGGTACTGGTTGCTAACCCTCCGCTTATAGTGGTTGTTGTCGTTACAGCTGGAACTGAGTCGGTGCGTGTAGTAATGCCAGCGTTCGCTCCGTTTGGAATATTTACGATATATTGCTGCTGAGAGGTGCTTGATAAATCACACCGGGTAGTAACTTTATATCTGTGCCATGGCGGCATTCCAACGACAGAGATAACTGAGTTCTGCCCTTTAAATAAAGTCCCCGTTAGTTTGCACTTCATTCCAGGCACGCTGATTATGCTTTCAGCCGGAAGAGTCGGGTGTGGGGTTGCCACACCGGCAACTGCCTCCGCAATGGCTAACCATGGACGGATTGTTAGCTGTGTAACCCCAGCAGTCAGGCCTAAACCTGCATTATGTTTATAGTTTTTGCAGTTTAGTTTTACATACCCAGTCAATCCAGCCTTTCTTACAAGGCGGCATGGTTGAGAGCTTGATGTAATTGGGTTTGCGGCAAAACCGTCATACCGGAAATCAGCAGATCCGTCAACGCACGCTTTATCAGCTGCATAAAGTGCCGTGCTGTTACCGCCGGCCTCCCACCACCCCATCATGTCGATATCGCAGTTATACAGATTATCTGCGCGTGAGCCGTCACCGACATAGATGCCATATGACGCCGCAGTGATTCCGTGCTGGAAGTCAAAGTTGGAAATGCTGGCACCGTAAAAAGACAGCGTCTGATCGTCAGTAGATGCAGGGTTTGAGTGGAACCAGATCCCACGCTGTGACGTCCTGACGACGACATTATCTACCCTGAAAAGCTCAGTCCACCCCTTGTCGTTGTATATATCTATTGCTGTTCCAGTCGTGTAATCTCGAATGACGGAATCAAAAATAGATCCGCAGGCGAAATCGGAAAACCGGACGAAAGCAGTAGCCAGCGCATTCCCCACTGCCGTGAAATTTTTAAGAATGACTCTATTAAACAGGCTCTGTGCCTGTGTTGCCCGCTTAAACGTCAGGGCGACATTCGCACCGGTATGGGTAATTACTGGAGTGCTACCCTTCGTTCCCATGCCAGGGCCTTCAATGATAAGCCCGTTTGTTGAGTTAATGAACTCCAGCCCACCAACTAACGTATACCCGGCAGGCCCCAGTGACGGGGTTGAGAAGTAACCAATGGAGTTCTTAATGCAATAGTTAATTGCACTGGTCCAGATGTCGTCAAGAGCAGCACCATCATAAAGACCGAACTCTGTCGCGCAGACTTTGCCAGGGTTTTTTGGGATGCGTTGCCAGTAGTACTCAGATTGACCTGTCGGCACGCATATATAACCACCATCATCCTCAGCTGAGCCTCGCCTTGAAATAAATTCTCCGCCACCAACGGGACCGTGAGACATTGCAGCCCAACCGACAGGATGGGCGCGCAATAAAATACTTTGACCTTCATATGAAGGAACAATAGAGCGCAGAGCAGTAAATGATGATACCTGCCCCACCAAAGCAAAGCCTTCGCCTGAACCCAGATTTTGGCGAAGCGTGTCACCATCCATCAGAACGAAGTGAGTAACGTCGTTAGCAAAGCTGGTTGCATCGGTTCCGGTGGTCGTAAAGCCGACGTCAGTAGCAGCATTCAGGCGGTAATACTGGTTGTTATAGCGGATGTACTGGTTACGTGCACTAAACTGAAATGGACCATCCTCATAGTCGCCAAGAAAAACGTAGCCGGAGGACAGAAGGAATTGCTCAAACCGATTAGCTCTGTCCAACTGCGCGGCATCGAACTGATTATTTCTTCCGGTGTTCGTCAGGCGCTTTACACCAAGACGATCGGTATAAAATTCACCTGTGCCAGTAACTTCTTCGTCAAGCTTCGCGCCTGCAAATACCGCATTACGTATATCGGTACTAGGCACCGGAGCCTGCGTCGGTGTCGGGAGTGGAACTTCTGCCATTGTGCTTGTCGCCCTATAAATGGCGCACGAAACCCTCAGAAGAAAATCCGAAGGAGTGCGCGAAGGTTAATATTGCTGCTGTGCGTTACGGGTAAATTGAGTCTGAATATTCGATCAGTGATAACGTCTGGGTGTCATCACCGTTGGGTTTGGCGCTATCGACGCGCCAGATTGTGGAGTTCAGTTCCGAGTCGGTAGCGATGAAATACCGGCTGGGGTTTTGCACATTTTTGCGGTCATAAATGTTCAGATCGAAAGTATCGGCCGCAGCCTGAAATGCTTTGGGCTTGCCGCTTACCGGAGAGGCCCGCCAGCGCCCGCGGTAATTGCCGAGGCTGTCGGTCATCACCACCCACATATCGCCGAGGGAAAAGTCGATACGCTCAGAGGTCGAGAACACATCCCCGGATCGCCCTGTGATGTATCCGGTCTGCTGCGCGTTGTCGTACATGTCCGGACACTGAACCACCGTGCCGCGCACCACCTGCGTCGACTCCAGCACTTTCACCGTCATAGTGAGGCGTGAGTAGAGAATTTTCCTCGCCTCAAGCCAGGCACGATCAGTCGCCTGAGTGGAGTTGCGGCAGCCGTCCAGGCTGATCTGCATCGCGTTAACAGTGGCATCCTCAACCTCAGTGATTCCGCTGCTGTCGATCTGCAGATAGATGTAAGCCTTCTTGTTCGTCAGCGGGTCGACGTAATCCAGCGCCACGCCGTCGTAACCACCTGGGAGAGACATTTGCCATGCCACTTTGTACTCGTCCCAGAACATGTTTGAGCGCGCAAAAACCGCATCCGGATTTGTCACCTTCTCATCACGCCAGAACGTCAGCACATCGCCGATGTTATTTCCGTCAACGCGGGCCACATTGGCGATCGTCGCTATGCGCTCACCAAGAGGCTGCTTCTCATCCGAGAAGGTGTAATCGAAGTACCCAAGCTGGGCATCCGGCAGCGAATCGGCAATGGCATACAGAGCGGCGACGTCAATACTGGCTACGTCCTGCTTACCGACAACCACCCATTCGTGAAGGATAGCGTCAGCAAACGACCGACTTGGCCGCAGCGTGTAATCAACTGCGCCGGTTGTCCGGTCGTAGCTGATGGTGTGCCGCTGCGCCAGCATGTTGTACTTCTGCTCGCGGTTTGAGTTGCTGTCGTTCGGCCCCTTAATCGTGATGCGGGCAATGGTGTCCTCCGGATAAACGACGTTTTCCCGTACGTTAACCGCGTGGATCGCCATAAGAGTCACGACGTTGGCGTCATTGCTGTTATCGAGGCGCTCGATGGTGACCGCATAGCGCCCCGACCCGGCAGCCGGGACGAACTTGTGCGTTGTGCGGAAATACCGGGTCGTCACCTGGAAGTCGTTATCGAAGAAATAATCGTGCTGCTCGGATGTCCCCGGGACCTGATTGTTGTCGTCGTCGACCTGCCAGAACTTGATCCGGTATTGCGTTGTGCCGGCCGTCGCGCCGAGCTGAACCAGCACATGCACCCAGACCTGAGTGGAGACGATCGGCGACACTGACGGCCCGATAACAAGTGGGGTCTGGTCGTTCAGTGTGAACAGAGTCGCGTTGATAACCGCATTGCCTGGCAGAGAAGTAATTTCTCCGGATAGCTCGCCAATATAGAACGTCGTGTAAGAAAGCGTGTCGTCACCGATAAAGCTCTCAGAGGAGATGATATTCCCGGCGCCGGTGACGTTTCGTGTGACGCTTGTGCCGCCGTCGTTCCAGGTGGCATTGATGACGAATGACACGGGATGAGGTACCGCCAGCGCAGCAAAATAGGAAAAATTATCGTCGTTCGAAAGCACTACAGCCTTAAGCTGATTACTCTCGATCGCCACCGATGTCGGCGCCGTCGTGGTCGCTGTCTGAGCCGGAAAGTCCTGGGATTCGTTCAGTCCGGGGACAGTCTCGTTATCGACGTCATCGAACTGATAGCCGACTTCTATCGTACCGATCACGTCACCCGGGTTATAAATCGCTGAACTGGCGCCCGCCAGGCTGCCGAGGTTCGATTCCGAGTAGCGGATCGAGGATATGGTGTACCGGCCGTAACCGACCTCAAACCACTCCGTAAGCTGTTTGTTATTGTCGACAAACTCAAACAGTGCTTCCTGAATCAGGTCAGGAAAGACGCGGCACTGGCCGTAAATGTTAGGGCGCCCCTTGTAGAGTCGCGCGCGGTTCGTCTGGCCGGTTAAGTCGTTGTTAGGGGATTCGCCTGTCGCAACCGATACCGACGCACTGGGCTTATTTGACAGGCCGAACACCTTCAGCGCGCCGGAGAGAATTTTAGTGACCGGGCGCAGTATCGTGGTGATGAGCTTCCCTACTCCGCCCTCTGGCTGGTCGAACACAGCAACCACATCACCGGATCGCAGTGGCCGGCTGATATCGTAATCGTCCGGCAGCGCACGGCCATTCAGTTTCACGACAACATCACGGTGCAGCTGAAGAGAATCCAGCAGGCTCACCAGTGTGGTGCCTGCATCTACCGTCCCCCGCTGCAGCGGCGCTCCGGGCAGCCTCTGTAACTCATATCGCACCATGCACCATGTACTCCACTTTGCTGTAAACCTTCAGTAATGCCAGCGGGCTGTCGCAGCGTACGAAACCGAGTTCGCCGCGGGCATGCAGGCACTTAACCGGGCTGATCATCACACCGATATGCGCTGGCACATCACCGCGGTAAAAAACGGCGATGCAGCCGGTGGCGGCAACCGGCACGCGCCGCCAGTGTGCGTGCTCCTGTTCGTAGCAGGTGATGAACTCCGCGCCAGATTCGTACCCGGCGATATGGTGCAACTCCAGACCGAGCACATGCCGATAATAGAGAACCACCAGGCCCCAGCAGTCCACTTGCTCAAAACTGCAGGCGCGGTTAGCCCAGGGCTTGCCGTTAACAAGCCCGATAAAGTCGCTCTGTGTCATACGGTGATTAGCCCTGGATAGTCTTTCGTGGTGTAAATGATGGAGTTAGCCAGCGTCAGCGGGTTAGTTTTCCCAGCGGTCACGGTGACGTTGCTGGCATCGGCTGAAATGTCGTTCACGTAAAGCGTCCAGTCTTTCAGGGATGTAGTGTCACCGATCGCATTCCACTGCTGATACAGGCACTTTATCGGCGTCATGCGCGCCGCCCCGCGCCAGCTTTTCAGTGTCTGCCGAACATGCTCCGTCGCGGCGACAAAAGTGATCGTCATGGATATGACCGCCGTTCCGTCCTGCGCCGGCTCGGTCACGCTGAACCGCGCAGGCTCAAACGAGTTTCCGCCGAACGTCGCCGGGCGAAACAGGTTATTGACCACCCGGTAATAACCAAACGCAGGGTGATAAAACTCCACCGTCTGTTTGATGTCGCTCGCCGGCCGGCGCTCCTTCCACTCTCTCAATGTCGGCATTAGTCAGCCCTCGGCATTACTTCGGTTATCAGGTAATCCAGCCAGTATCCATAGCCAGGCTGGGCCTCTACGATCCAGTCGTCATAGTCCTCGGTAATGTCCTCGATACCGTTGCTGATGACCGTTGCGCTCCAGGTGACAATGTTGCCGTTTTTGCTGGTCTGCACCGGCATGTCGACGAAATGCAGCGTCTGCTGCTGCACGCCCTGCGTATCACCCAGGTCGATCGGCATCTGGAACCAGGCGCGCCCGCGGTCGCAGTATGTCGGAGAGCGCAGCCACGACTTAAACCGCTCGGCCTGGGCAAGCGTGAATATCCACTGCAGCGTCCAGGTTGCTTTCAGGTCCGTGGTGATCGGCGTGATTATCAGGGGACCGACTGCCGTCTGCGTCGTCTGCCAGGCTGTATCCTGCGTCATGTTCTGATCGGCGCGCTGGGGAAGCGGCAGGAACGGAGGGTATTGAACTGTTGCCACGTTTCCTCCGGGCATAAAAAATGCCGCGGCTGCGGCACTGATCTTTTATCAGGATGTTACTAAATGTGTCTCGCTGATACTGTGTATTTTTCACACACAGCAAGAGAGGTCATATGTCTTACACGCACAGCAGGGATTACATGGAGGGAGGATCAATAGTTTCCGTTCAGTGCTCCCACCAAATCAACGTCCTTGTTATGGATGACGCTGCTTATAACCGATATAAGCGAGGTGAAAGTTGCAAGGTCTACGGAGGATTCTATAAACAATTTCCTGCCAACATTGTGGTGCCGCACTCCGGTCACTGGAATGTCGTTCTGGCTCTCCCTGCCGGGCATCACGCTACATACAGATATTCAATCAACGTAATCAGGCAATAGCATCTGCCCTTTCGCATGGAATAATGCCTCTTCAAGGGCGGCAATGATTTTCTGCTGTGTGCCGTCCTTCAAGTAGCCCAACGACGCCACCCCCTCCTGTTTATCGCTGTCGCGGTACCAGATAACCTCGCCATTAACTTCGATTGCTACTTTCATTATGTTCACCCATTAAAAAACCCGCCGAAGCGGGTTTGGTTTAGTAAGTGGCTTGCGCTTTGCGGCTTAGTCCAAATGTCTGCTGCATCTGAGAGGATACCGGGCCGCCTCTTTCCATGTCGGTGATCAGCAAGTCCACAACTGCGCTACCGTCCTGCATATAGCCGTCGGCACTCTGCACGGTGGCACCGGTAGACTGGTTGATGACGTTCACCTGCACGCTGATCCCTCCTCCTGACTGCATATCCTTATTGCTGATGACCTTCCCGTTATCGCCAGGGATCATGTACTGCTTGCCGGTGCTGGCCTGGTAAATCTCTGGCTTACCTTTCTCGCCGACCTGATACAGGCCGCCGGCACTTACCGGGCCGCCGTTGTAGCGTGCGCCGGCAAGCGCAAGCCCGCTGGCAAGCCCAACCGTCGAACTGATACCAGCTGCAGCCGGGCCAGCGTTAGCACCGAATGAGGCGAGCGATGCCATCGCGGCCGCCGGGGCCCATGCCGACGCGGTAGTTGCCGCGAGCCCGACTGATGTCGCCACCGATGCGGCACCGAGCGTCTGACCGAGAATGTAGTTTTTCAGCGCTTCGACGCCAACCTGGACAATGCTGTTGATCACGCTGTTCAGGATGGTGTTGCCGAGCGACCGCATTGCCTCCTGCGCTGACATTGTGCCGGTTAGCAGACCGGTGATCGCATTGGAGGCATTCCCGCTAAAGGCATCCACAGCACTCGTCAGCATGTTATAGCCGAGGCTCTGCTGGCTGAGTTCCTGCCACATAGCTTCTTGCCGCTTCTGGCGGTACTGCTCCTCAATCTGGGCGCGAGTCGCCTCGACCTCGGCAATTTTCTGAGGGTACAGCGTGGCATAGGCATTCAGGGAAGCCATTTGCTTCTGAAACTGATCATCCACTGCGACAACCGGTGATGCAGCCTGCCTTACCTGGGCATAAGCGCTTTCAGTATCCTGCTTCTCCTTCTCTGCTTTTTGCTGAGCCTTAATGGCGGCGGCAACATCGTATGCCTGAGCGGCATATTTCCCGGCCAGAGCAATTTGCTCCTGCGTAGCGCCCTTACCCAGAGACTGTTGAGCGGAGAGTATGGACTGTTCTCGCGATAGTTCTTGAGACGAATCAGCTGCGAGCATAGCTTTCTGCCGAAGCTGTTCGAGCTTCTGAGCAATTGAGTCCTGCTGACTAGCTAACTTTTTGGCCTCGCTAGCAGATTGCGAGGCAGACCGGCGGCTTTCCTTAGCTGCAGTTTTTTGTGCTTGCTGCTCTGCTTTAAATGCATCAATTTTATCGAATGATGAATTGATCGCCTTTTTGTCTTCTTCCGTTGCCCCTAACTGCTCCGCTCTATAAAGAGCTCTCTGCCTGGCTGTCATTGCAATGGTGGCACCCTCATCCTTGATCATCTGGATGTAGGTTTGCAGCCTCTGAGTGTTTTGAGCTATTGCCTCAGTGTCAGCTTCAGATGCGACTTTATGACCTTGAAGCATTTCTGTTGCTAGGCGGGTAGATTCAGCAGCCTGATCAGCCTTAAGCGAATATTCACCAACTTTGCCAGTAAATTCAGATAGCGATTTATTCGCGTATCCATATTTTTGGCTTAGGTCGACAGTTACATCTCGCAAAGCTGCAATAGTATCCGGGTTGGCATTATGTCTGACGTCGGCCAGCGCCTGAACAAGCTTAACAGCATCGTTGGCGCTAATCCCAAAGGCTGTGGATATTTCGCCTACGACTTGGTTTAACTGGTTAAGGCCAATGATATTCCCTTCATATGTGCCACCCAGCTCTTTCAGAATGCTGTTTACATCACTTCCCCTTGCCTTTAAGGCATCAAGCTGGCTGATCGCTGCTGATAACGGGGCTTTCCATGTGCCAAGGGCGTCTCCAAGATCATTAACGCTTTGTACGGATGATTTAATAATATTTTGCGCATCAATAAGAGCAATCGTTAGCTGAGCCCTGGCGGCGTTTTCGCTTGTCTCAGCCAATTTTGCAAATTTGTCGGACAGAACAACGACACCATTCGCCGTAATCTGAAATATATCCGCCAATCGTTTTTGCGAGTCTGTCAGGGCCTTTGTAGATACAGACGCATTATCCATACCCGCAATCAGAGATCCGACGATTACTGTACCCAAAGTTAAGAGTGCGCCTGCGACTGCGCCTCCGGTGCCAAATACACCAAGAAGTTGCGAGCCTTGCTGGCTAAGGGCTACTAAGGCAGACTGGCCGCCCTGTACTTGCACGATAAAATCCTGAATTTGATATCCACTTTGGCGCAGCGCGTTCTGAAATCCTCCAAAGCTACGCACTGACTGGTTAACGCCTTGCGCGGTCGCTGAAACCTGAGTGTCCATCTTTTTGAATTGTGCGATGTTCGCATCCAGAGAGGATTCTATCTCAGACAGGATCTTGTTTACCTGATTCCCACCCTGCAATAAAGGCTGAACTTCTGCGCGCACTTCATAGACAACACTTCCAGCGAGCTCGTCACCAGACATATCCAACCCCTTATAAACAAAAAACCCGCCTGAGCGGGTTCTATATGTGATTAGTTATTTCACTTGCTGATCATGGATAGCACGGCAGAAATCACATTTTCCACTTACATGAAGAGGAAATTTCTTTTGCTATTGAATCTGCTCCAGTGAGGTCAAACTCAACTACTTGCATCGTTGAACCATATGGCTCGAATCCAAGGATCATTTTTTTATGAGAGGAAATATCCTTTATGAAGGATATGGCCTTGGGGCTGAATGCCGCCTCGCCCCCTTCTGCAGCACTCCATCTCCGTTTTTGCGGCTTTCCTCCATCAAACCTGATGGTTATTAACGGGTCATCAATCCCCATATACTCATCTACGGAAAGATATGCTTCCGTTTTTCCCTCACGGCATCGCAAGACAATGGCCGTACTTCTTTCAATTCCTTGCCTCATATAGACATCTGGTGACCTATTAATGGCTACAACATCAGTCATATCGGTCATCTTGTTTTCTTCTTTCTTAACCTGCCAAGAGCCTTCCGTTACATATTCAGCGCCGGTTGATACCAGAGGGATAGCAGCTACACACAAAGCCAAGATCGTCTTTTTCATTTTAGGATGTATCCGTTTTGAATGTTCAGAACAATCCTATCAGGTATGAATGGGAACGACAAAACCCGCAGTTAAGCGGGTTTGATTACCAGAATGCAAATTTACACTCTGCCTTCTATACAATTAGTTACGCCACATCAGCACCATTAATCAGGTGACGAAGTGCCTGAACCCCCTCGGAGTTATAGCGAAACGCCTCAACCTGCTTATCCGAGTGTCTCGACTTATCCAGAAAGAACTTGCCGTACTGCTCAGTTTTCAGGTTGTGTTTATTGGCTACGCGACCGATCTTGTTCGCAGTGCAACCGAGCTGCGCCGCCACTTCACCCGCCGTAGAATAATGCTCTTCAATCGCTGGCAGTGGCACAACTTCGTGACCGAGAAGCGGGTTAACAAGGGTGGCAACGATCACCTGGTTAGCCGATTCACCAAGCCTCGGGAACATTGACATCAACTCGCGGGCCGATGCGATGTTTTTCTCCAGCGCCTGAGCTTTGAGTTGTTCAGCTTTGGCAAGCCGGTATTCAGTAAGCCCTGAGGTGCTTTTGGTCGGCACCTGGATGGCCTGCATGTCTTCCAGCTTATCAACCAAAGAGCGGCGAACTGCCTTGGACTCGCGCGCGGCGACGCGCAGTGCCTGCTTGATGGACATTACTACTTTTTCAGAGGTGGTCCCGTTCGCTTTTTGCACTACGAAAATTTCGTAGTGCTCCCCTTCCAGCTCGTCCTTAATGCGGCCAACAAAGTCATTATTGCGGACTTCTTTCTCTCCACACTGTTTGCGAGCATCATTTACCATCAGTAATAACGACTGAGAGTCAATGGTTTTATCGGTGACAACACTGCTTTTTGGTGCTAAATTTAATGAAGTCATTGGTTGGACCCTTATGACAGATTTATGGATAGCCGGCAGCTGCGAACTGTCGGCTTTTCTATTTATGCATCATTGCAACATCTCCTGACGCAGGTGCGGCAATACCCTGCTCCAGTTATCATCCTTCCATGGGTGAAATTCGATATGCGCTGTCTCGCGCTTAAGCACTTCTCTTGCCTTGTTAATCGATCTCGGATACTCCTGACCGATTGAATGAAAGTGTCCTGCCTGGCGATGCTCTGCCACTCTCAGTAAAGGTGTGACGCTATTGCAGGCTTTGAGCATGACGTCGCTGGCCCGCCATAACCATGCCAAAGAGCAAAGATCTTCGTCACTGAACTGCTTCGCAATCGGCGAATGCGCCACTTCCCGATCCAGAATATCCAGCACCCAGCGGCGGAACTCTTTGGCCTTTGGCGTGCGAGCAAACATCGCAACAAGGTGGGCGCCACGCAGAGAGAAAACGCGTGATTCCTGCTTTCCTGAAGGGGTGGTCAGTTTGACCACCCCTGTCATTTGTGCTGTAAACTCATCAGCATGACGAGAGTAGATGCGCTGCACTGCTTTATCGTCAGCGTACTCCAGAGCTTCACCAACTTCGGTAGCCGTCAGCCAGACCTGACCACCCATTTCCATGTAAGCAAAACTGGTGTTGTGGAAAGTTAGCTCTTTGTTCTGTACACTATTCATGTCGATATTTCCTTTCCGGGATCTGTTCGATATCGAAGCCTGACGGTCTAGCCACCGTTGGGCTTCAACGTTTTTACTGGATTGTAATCTCACCTTTCTTCTCCAAATCCATAATCCGGTCCATCAAGTAGTCCATCATTCCCTGTACAGAACGGTACGTTTTTGCAGCATTATCTTCCAGAAAATCACGAACCTCCTTGCGTGGCCGATAGGAGATCTGCTTGCCGTTACTTTGCTTTTGTTCCATTATTCACCTCATTCATTTTTAAAACTCACAGACTCGCAATCTGTAGGATGATTATTGTCCTTGATTATTTGTGTGTCAATGCATTTTAGGTGTGCACTTATGAATTTTGATGATTCATTTCCAAACCGAGTATCGATAGCAAGAACCGCTCTTGGCCTGACCCAGGATGAACTAGCCCAGAAGGTTGGGGTTGTAAGAAGGCAAATTGCCGCTTACGAGGGCGGGGAAGCAAAACCAAGAATAAATGCATTACAGAATCTTGCAGCTGCGCTTGGTACAACAACATCCTGGCTAACAAGTGGTGTTGGGGATGGGCCTGATGTAAGCAATGTAAAGAAAACAATAACGTTGCCTGAGATTCCAGTGCTTTCTCACGTCCATTCGTTCTCTTTTGAAGTTGAGGACTTTATTTCCTCTTCATCAATTATCGATTTCATTCCTGCACCTCCCGGTGCACACGAAAAATGCTTCGCACTTGAGATATCAGGTGACTCAATGTCCACCGACTCAGGTGATAGTTTTCCCCATGGAACCATAGTTACATTTGACCCAAACAAGGAACCAAAGAGTGGGGACTATGTATTATGCTGGCTGAATGACACCGGCGAAAATACGTTCAAACAACTGATACTCGACCAAGGCCAGCCTTATCTAAGAGCCTTGAACAATCGGTACTATCCAGTAATTAGACCAACTCCCTTACTTATCATGGGTGTGGCAATTCATTCACAGCGATTTCTCAACAAAAAAATCCATCAAGAACAACTAAGCATGTTTGAGGATGATCACTGGGCTGAGCGAGAAAACTTAAATTCGCAGAAGCATCTAAAGCTCATAGATAGAATAAAAAACTTGGAAGAAAAGATGGATTTAATCCTTAACTTCGTGAAAAACAAAAATAACCAGTTGTAATTGTTAAAGAGCGACTACTAAGGCCATTAAAACGCCTGCCGTCGCTCATGTAAATAGGCTATAAATTTCATGCATTTATGCTAAGTTATATATCATTAACTATGATGAGATGTGATTAACTATGGTGAACCAGAATGAATGAAAAAAAATTTTATCCACAGCACGAATTGCTAATTTTCAGCTGCCGATGATTGTCTTTTCGCCTTTGCTTTCCCTCTCCTGGTTGCCTGCCTGGCAAGATATTCGTTGGCGATCGCATCATATTCATCGCGAGTGAAGCCTTTTTGATCAGGATATTTTGCAGCTAGCAGCAATTGGAAAGCCGTCATCGTCAGTTGAGAAGCTTCTCTCAGGCCAATGTTGAAATGGGTCTGAGCAGCCGCGATGTACTCAGCCGCATTAAACTCGGTTGTAGTTTCCTTTGCTTCATGTCGTTGTAGGCTCCTAACTTTGGCGTTCCCTATAATGCCGTGCAGCATTAACTCTTTAGCGAGAGTAACGATATCCTCTTTGGGCATGATGCCCGGCAAGTACACTATTTTACCCTCCCTCTCACACCATTCGCCAATCGCGCTAGTCAAATCATCTTCGCAGCACGCCTGCAAAACTAGCATTGAGGCGGACAATACTTTATCTAAAAGGCTATTCAGTACTGGTGTCATCCAGTTGGGAATGCCACAGAAAACCTCCATGCAGCCATAAAAAAGGTGCTGTGCATCGACTCCGTTAATTACTGCATATATCGTTACTATTTCTTCAGGCTCCCCAAGCCTGGCCATCGCTTCGAATGATGGGCGCAACACATAATCCCTCCCGCCTTCGCGACTATCGCTTATGCCGAGCTCTCCTATGTCTTTCAGGACCGCCATAGCTAACTCCAATAATGGGCATTATCAAGGGCAGCACGCCGCCCTTTGGAATGTCCGTTAGGTAACTGTAACCGTATGCACGGCAGCAAAGTTGCCGTCTTCCGTGTTGATGATGATCTGCGCGCTGCCGGTGGCGACGCGCGTCACGGTAACGGTATTGCCGGTGGCAGTAGCGGTTGCTTTGGTCGCATCAGTAGTCGCAACAGTGAAGTCTTTGTTGGTTGCGCCGGTTGGTGCGATATTCACCGTAAAGGTGCTGCTACCGCCAGCGGCACCTGTGCTTGTAGCAGGAGAAACCGTAACGCCAGTAACCGGAACGGTTGTCATATCGTTAACTTCAATAGTGCTGGCATCCCCGACCTTGAACTCAGTGGAGAACGTAACGATGTCGTTGGTGCCACCGTCGGAACTCAGCGCCGTGATGTTCATATAGCCGATAAATTCGACCGGGCCGTAGTCCATGCGAACCCAGATGCCAGGCTGGCGCCTAGCCTTCAATTCGTCAGCAAAATACTTGATGAATTTTCCGACGCCGTACTGATCCAGTTTGTCCTTCTTGCGGACTTCGCCTTCAAAACTCAGAGTGAAGTCACTGTTGGTGATGATGGTCTCGACATAGCCGCCACCGTCATCCGCATCCGAGGTAACCGAGTTCGGGTTGAAGTCGAAGCCCTTGGACGTACCAGCAGCCAGCGCCATCCACTCCGTTTCGAGTGGTTTGACATCCGGGCAGCCATCGGCGACTTCCAGTACGACCGCTCCGCCGAACAGGCGCTCGTTAGAGCTCTGGCAATTAGCCATGTGAAACTCCTCTTTGACGTATAAAAGAAAACCCGCTGAAGCGGGTTATTTGGTTGGAATGGCTATTCGCCGTAAGTACAGGCGAACTGGAGTCGGAAGACTATTCTCCCTTCTTCTGTGAGCACTGGCGCGGGGATTGCGCCCATGTTCTGGATGTAGCCGACGCACTCGTCAGCCATGGGGTTGGCCTGGACGTAATCGACGATGCGCTGCACGGCGCTGAGCGCGTCTTTGCGATTATTTTTCGCGCCAACGACATCGACGAGCACATGATACTCAGCTCCGAGATTGGTGCGGACATTCGAGCCACCGTTTGGCCTGAATACCATGACTGCCTTCGACAGATCACTAGGGTCGTCATACATAAGCTGCTGCACTGTGAAACCGGCGGTTAGCCCTGCATCAACAAACATGTTCCGCACCCGCTCATGCATCATGGGCATCATAAGGTCATTTCCTTCTTGAATGCTTCATACATGGCTTTCTCGTTATCTCTCGCAGGCCAGTAGAGAAATTTAGGGTTACCATGAGGACCCCATATAACCCCTCTTGAACCAGGAGCCTCTCCGGCCTTTACTGGGCGATCCGTCTGGGTGTTTAAATATTTACCCGGAGCATCATGCACATAAACTGCATAATTCGCTGAATACCCTACCCGTCCGGTTATCAGAGTCCCATTGAAGTCAATTTCTCGGAATTGGCTATTCAGTAACGTTGAGGTATCACGAGGCACCTCTTTTGCGGAAGCAGCGCCAAGGATCAATATTGCCGATTGAATGCCGCGGACTGCTTTTCGTCCAGTAATGTCTTTAATGATGATGTCCATTTTGGACTTAGCCTCTTTCATGCCGCGGACTCGCCCTGCCATCATCAGACTCCCGTAATTATAGCCCAGTCATCTTCAAGACCATCGAGCGTGTCATTCCAACGCGTAGAAGCTCGTATTTCATCTGCCTTAGTGTTTAATGGATCAAGTTCGGCACTGGTTCCAATAAGGATGTAATCACCCTCTTCAGCAAGCGCGAAAGCTGTAAAAAAAGTATTTTTTACAACCACCTCTTTACCCATCTGGCCAAGTTTTGCGGACATTCCGCCAATGTAATCACACATGATGATAATTGGAGGTTCATACCCTAATGGGTCACCATATTCATCAAATCCAAGACTCTTCCAAAAAGTACATGGTTTGTTGTATGACCAGAGAGCCGTAGACGACATTACACCACCCTCGTATAGGATCGACCCTGCCGGATATGAGCAATAGTCGCTTTTGAAACACCATACTTGCTAGCGATAATATTGAGTGAATAACCTTCAGAAATGGCGCGACGAATTTCGCGCACTTGCTCATCTGTGAACTTTGCGTGTGGCGGGGTAACACCGAACATAGGGTTACCAGCGCCTGAATTCTTGGCTGATATCTTAGCTTTGACTTCAGGCTGTCTGCTCATACCTGCACAGGCCGGAACTTTGCCGAACCAGCAGTTCTTTTCTCCCCGGCGACTTTCCGCCATATTCTCCTTTGATTCATCGGTGTGAATAACTCCGAGACTGCTTCCAGCGTTTGGAGCGATGTTGAAAGCCGGGTTTAAATCGTGAAAAAATCGCTGCTCAGCCGCAATAAGCTCGGATTTATCACTCACTACTTCCAGAACGGAAAATTCAAAGACACCTTTGCCATGTTTATTCCATGACTCCTGAAGGTTTCTGTTTGCATGCATTCCATTCCGCAGTTTGTAGCGATGACTCGCCCATCGACCTGAAATGTTAACAGTGGAGCCGATGTATGCCTCACCAGTGATGATATTGGTAATCTGATAAACGCCTGCAACGCCATTATAAGATGGCGCACTATGGCGCTGATGGCTTAAGATTTGATGAGCCATGAGTTACCTCCGCAATAGGTAATGATGGTTAGAGCCGGTGGTAATGTTGACGCATTCCCCGGCTCGTTAATTTTACCATTTGCTGGCTTTTTATACACCAATTCTCACTCCCTCCATCGCAGCACGGCGGCGCCTGTGGCGCGTATGCGGTCGCAGTTGATGAACCACTCACCGTCGCTTTTCACGTACGCTGTCGTTTGCTCACCGGTATCGGTAATCACCCACACCCGGGTAAACGTCCGCGGCAGCCGTTGCTGAAGTGAAACCCACGCCATTAGCAGCCCCCGACCACCATAAACAGGCCCACACTGTTCCCGGCGCTGATCGGTAGTTCACTGGTGCAGCCGCTGGTATCCAGTTTCGCCAGAGAGTCACGCAGCCAGGTGATGCCATCGTCACCGTAATCGAACGAGCGGGACGCGCCGGACGGAGCGCCCTGCGATTTGATGCGACGGGCGCCAGATGACGTGGCCATGAGCGCAGCGGCATACATCAGGATGAGCTTTGCCGTGCAGTCGTCATACCCCGCACCATCGAGGCACGGGATGATCTTGTTCACCACGCAAAGAATTGGATCGAGCAACGCGGCGGGAATGGCGTAACCCAACTCACCGAGGAACACCTGCACGTCTGCCGCTGTGATTGGGTCAGCCATGGTTATTTCGCCTTCTTCGATTTGCTGGCAGATTCTTCCTGCTCTTCCTGCTCTGCCTGCTCTGCCTGCTCTGCCTGCTCTGCCTGCTCTGCCTGCTCTGCCTGCTCTGCCTGCTCTGCCTGCTCTGCCTGCTCTGCCTGCTCTGCAGCATCATCACCCGGAGTGGCCACTTCCAGCACCTGATCGTCATCACTAATGATTTCAACCAGACCAGCGGCTACCCAACGCTTAGCGACATCGCCGCTTACCGAAACCTGCGCACCAACCTCCAGTTTCTGGAGATTGGCACCGGAAAGCAGGTTGTCTCGAACCACTTTTACCAGTGCCATAAATCCCCCTTAGCTGTGCGCGTAGATAACGGATTTGCGATTGTTGATGTCGGTCTTAACCATCAGGCCCATCGCGCCCCAGGTGCGCCAGACGTAATCGCTGTTATAGAACTGGCGAGGGTCAGCAACGGTACCGACAGCCTGACCGACAATCGGAGCGATAACACCGGCCGTCAGTGGAACAATCAGGATCTGGTTACCGGAAAGTTGCGCATCTTCTTTGATGGCAGCGATGCCTGAGAGCTTCAGCAGCTCTTGCAGAATGGTGTCAGACTGGTAATTGTCGCTGAAGTAGCGCTCCAGGTTTGAGGTGATCTCACCGGAAACATACCAGGTCTGCTGCGCATACTGCAGGTTGGTCAGCTTCATCACGTCGCGCAGTGCGATAGCCGCGTTGCGAATTTGCTCCGCCGTTGCGCTGGCACTGGTGAAGTCGATGTTCAGGCCGGAAGCGCTGAGATCTACAATCTGTACGCGCTCATCGGCTTTGACGCCCTTCCAGGTCTTGCCATCGAAGGCGATATAGTTGCCGGCGGAATCGCGGAAACCGTTGAAGACGTAATCCACGTACTGACGACGAACATCATCAACAGAGCCGCGCTGAGCGTCGGCCAGAGAAGCCAGAGCAGACCCTTTGTTAAAAATCGGGTCACGCCACTGGAATTTGAAGCCAGAGTCGTGGATCGGAACCATCGTACCGTCGAAGGTGTACGCGCGCGCATCCAGCGCCGCACCAATCTGGCCGGACATGGAGGTATGCGCCCAGCCGCGGCCACCGGTGCGAGCGTACTCGTACACGGACTCTTCAAGACGGACAGAGCGGGACAACGGGATCAGGTCGTTAAGCAGAGTGAATTCAGTAGTTGGTTCGAATTCAGCCAGCACAGTCTGGTCATAAGCGCGATACAAGCGGCGGATATCGTCGACAGCGTTCGTCGCGTCCAGCACTGGTGTGTTCGCCGCATCACCACGCCAGCGGGTGCGGGATACGAAATCAGCAACGGCCTGAGCACTCATGTTACGCGCCAGTTGCAGCTCATTGAACTGCGCCTGGTTCGCTTCGAGGTTGCCCGTCTCAGTCGCGCGTCGGGTGGAAAATACAAACATTCAGTCTCTCCTTACTTGAACACGACGCGAACCAGATCGCCTGCTGCAGCGGTCAGGGACTTGTCTTCTTCGACATAGGCAAAGATGGTTTCATCTGCTGCCAGTGCTTTGATTTGGCCGTTGGCCACAGAAACCGGCTGACCTTTGGTGTAGGTTCCGGCGGCAGCGCGAACGTTGAGGAATACGCCCGGGGTTGGCTGGATGTTTACCACCCAGTCGCCGATAGCATAGGCATCGTCAACTGTTTTGCAGCGCAGATAGTCGTAGTTAGCGACGTAGAGGATCGCATCTTCGGTGCCGTCAACCGACGGAGTCGGCTTAGCTGCACTGAAGAAAATAACGGTACCCGGCAGAAACGCTGCGGCCGCAGAACCTTCACGATTAAGTTGCGGGTTGGGGAAAATACCGCCCGCGTGAATTACGTGTTTCCCGTCTTTAGCCATTTTTTACTCCGGCATTTCGCTGAAAGAATCGTTGTTGTTGACCGGGCGGAATGCACCATTCAGGCCGGTAGATGTCTGGCACTGAGCAAACAAGCCATCAAGGGCGGCGCCGTCGAGAGCGTTCACTGCGAGGTCATCCAGCCCGAATTTCGCTTTTACGGCAGCGCGTTTTTCGCCTTTCTCTTTGTCAGAGTTCACGGCCAGGCCTGACTTAACGGCTGCCAAATCATCAGCAAATGGCTTAAACCACGCCGGCACTTCTTCGCTGTTGCTGGCCTGCTCTTTTTTCTTAGGCTTGCCGGTAGCGGGATCGATTTCATCGCCACCTTCTTTCTTGACTGCCGCCTTCTCTGCCGCCAGCTGGTTGTAAGCGTCCATCAGTTCGGCATCGGACTTGCCTTCAGTCGGCTTCCCCGCGGCTTGGAGCGCATTGATAATCAGTTCTTTCATCGGATCGTTCTCTCCGTTGGTTTTAATCTCGTACTCAATGGGTTTGCGCACGACTTCTACAGGTTCGCCGACAAACACGGCTTTGCCGTCGTCATCGATGAGGTACTTCTGTTTGAAATACTTGGCTTCATCGCGGTAGATGAAGCTGTCTGGCCACACCGTTTCTGGCCATAGCCACTTATCTTCTGTGTCACCCTCACGCAGCTTGTCGCTGATAGCGCGTGAAATGTCGTCAAAAGAGAAGTTGGAGGCGTTGGTGAAGAAGAATTTGGTCTTGTTGAGCAGACCTTCGCGGGTGCAGTCGATACCATCAGCAAGGCGAGCAACTTCGATCTGCTGCTCATGACCTTCTGAGTTGACGAAGATGCCCACGCCTTCTTCCGGAGTTCCGGCGCCAAGCTCATCGAGCAGCACCGCCACATGGTCAAACATCATGTTGGTGGCGATCTCGTTGTACTTCTTGCCCTTTGACTCGCCATTAGCGGCAATGCCGGAATACAGGAGTCCGGTAGAGATATGGATGGGTTCTGAGTTGGTACCGGCGATCATCTCATCAAGGCGGTTTATCAGGCGCTTGCCCTTCTCGCTTGACTCGGCGTACTGGCGGTTAACGTACATATCACCCGTCACCTTCCCACCTTCGTGGCTGACGTTCTGCAGCCAAGCACCGACGTGATATTCATTCACCGCCCGGACATCGCGAGCAGACACATGCTTGCCATCCACTTTCGGGTGGCCCAGCGGCATCGGGTTACGCTCAAGCGTGTTGTAGGCCTTTTCGATTTCTGCTGCCGGGTACAACTTCCGGTTCATCACGATATCGTCCACGACAGGCGTGATACCGCGAACCACGATATGTGGCTTGCCGTCGATGGTTTCAGTAGTGATGTTTGAAGCGGAGTTGACGACGGTCAGCACGTTAACGCGGTTGCGTTTCATGCTTGGTCCTCATTGGTGAATTTCGGGCAATAAAAAACCCGCCTGGGCGGGTTTATGGTTCAATCTTCTCTGTGAAGCCTTGGCCTTTCATAGCAGCGCTCTCCCGTTGCATAGAAGAGTATTTCGTTTGCTTGCATGAATGCTCTATGCTCAGCATCTTCATAGCGATCCAGCCTTAATGCGCTGAACACATCTGATGATAGAACAGAGCATTCTATTCTACCGTCAGTCGAACCTGTCACCGTGACCTTTCCCTTTGTTACGATCGTGCAAATAACTCGATAGGTCTTGAATAGAGGATTTACAAGCTCCTCCTCCCATTCAAACTTGATACTTTCAATTTCCATTTTCTCGCCTTAACTGTTGATGTAATAAGTTAATTAAGCGAGCCATGTTTTCCTCTCTTTTGCAAGCTTATCCGCCAGACCTTCGTTGAATATACTGCCGTCGTCGTTGAGCAGCACCGGAATCTGGCTGCAGTAACAGTTATACCGATTACCGTTCTCAGAGTAGAAGTCTCTCACCTGCTCGGTAGTGTAGACCTTGCCGTGACGGCTAGCGTGCCAGCTGCGCGTCGTCGGTTTGAGTGCCGAAAGCCACAGAAGCCCGGTATTCAGCCCTAGCCTGTCGGCAGCCCAGTCGGTTTCGTTCCACTGCGCCTGCCGCAGAGCGCCGACCTGCTCAGTCTGAGCGATGGTCTTGGCCTTCGACATCGACACATCGAGGCGCTTACTGATGACGCTTGCCGTCTCGCGAGGATTCACCCCGCGCGCGACCGCATCGGTGATGATGTTGGTCAGATCGCCGCGGGCTGTATCGCTGATGACCTTCCAGTCACTGAACGTTGTCAGCCTGGCTGCCGCTATCTGGTTCAGATAACCGGGGCTGTTTAAAAGCTGCTGTAGCGTTGTCTGGCTGGCGTACACCTGCGACTGCTGCGAGAGGTTGTTGAACGCCTCCAGCGTGCCGCGTTGAGCCTCTTTGGTGACATAACCCATCGCCCACAGGTTTTGCTCGCCGCCTTCCAGCAGGTAATCGTCGAGAATAATCTGTACCGCTTCGAGCAGGTCGGCCAGTTCCTGCGCTGACATGTCGTAGATGAACTTGCCAGCGTTGACCTGGTAGAGCGTTGGCTCGGCGCCGTTAACTTGGCACAGGAAGTGCCAGTTGTTGCTGTTTACCTCACGCTCACGCCCGGTCAGGTGCTGGTCGAACAACGCTTTAAGTGCGCGCTTGATGCTGAGATACCTGTCCTCGATATCCCGGAACATCGCGCCGACCTGCTTCGCTGATCGAGTCGGGTCAACCTTGCTGCGCGGAACTATCGGCAGCCCCACCTTTGCCGTCTGCTCCGGTGTCATCGGCCAGTGGATCATCGGTTGTCACCTTGTCATTCGGGTTAGGTGGTTGCTTTGGCTCAGGCAGAGGGTCGAGGCCTACAATCTCGCGAAGTTCGTTGGCCGTGAATGGCGGCTCGCCTCCGTAGAATCCAGAGGTTTTCTGGACGATATCGGCCAGTTTCGATGCGTTCTCGATTTTCTCTTTTTCGCCAGGTGCAAGCAGGTCAGTCCATGAAATGGTGACCTCTCCATTTGTCGGCGGATCGATAATGCCCAGGGTCCAGAAGCGCTCCAGCAAGGCTGTGATTCGGTCAGTCAGGAAGCCGTTGCGGCGGGTATTGCGGCGAATAGCCCAGTCTGTTTTATCCTCATCGCTCGCCAGTCTCCCGGTCTGCTGCCCAAAAAGGATGGTGAAAGGGATTTGCACTGACGCCGCCAGTTCGTTCGCGGTGACCTCCCAAGTCGGCCCCGGGTCGCCGGGTGTCACGCTTAGAACGTGCATCTGCCCGGCCTGCATAACCGCCGCCGCATCGGTGCCGCGGTTAAGCTTGTTGACCTTGTCGCCCATCGCTTCGCCGAGGTCGGCATAACCAGCTTTCTTCGCCAGATCGGACAGTGTGGCCATGTCGGTTTCTTTGCTGAACTCGACCGCGATCTGCCGGCTGGCATTTTTCAGGAAGCCCTCAGCGCCACCGCCGGATATCTTCTCAAGGTCGAGTCCTTTGTTGTATCCCGCCTCAAGCAGCGGGATACCCGACAGAACGTTGTCATCTTCCGAGCCTTCGCAGAACAGGATCACCCTGCTCGGATGCACTGGCTCGCCGCGAGTCGGTCCGACGAAAGCCTCATCTCCTACCGGCTGCTCGTTGAAGTTGAACATCTTCGGCTGGCCGAACGTTTCGGACTGGCGATCGTTATCCCATTCGGCAACCGTCAGTTGCGGCTCCCACACGGGGATCAGCTTAACCAGAGCTGCTTCACCGAGCCTCTTCACAACGGTGGTGTCGACTTCCTCATTCCATGACCGGTTATCTTTGATCTGCAGTAACAGCGCGGAGTAGCGGCCCACCATATTGCGGCGGTCGGCATCCTTCACCTTCGGCCACCATTTTTTCATGAACCTGGTGACTTTCTTTTCCCACGCATTGGTTTTCTTCGCCTCATGGGACTCATCACCATCAACGATGACCGGATAGTCCTGCCAGCATCCATCCAGAAGACGATGCACAACAGCGAAGCCTGCGGCGTTGCGCCGGTACATGTTGTAAAAGTCATGGAAGGTAATGGTTCGTGGGTAGCCAAACTCCTGATAGAGCGTAGGGCGCTTGGTGTTGCCCCCGCCGATACCGATGGCGTTAAGGTAATTCGCTCGCCGCATTTCAGTGGCGAGATTGTTCACAGCCAGTTGAAGGCCGTTATCTTGTTCGCTCACTGGCGATGCTCCTTAGAAGAATACAGTGCCGACCTGCTTGCGGTTGTTCTTCGCCACGGCAAAGTAACGAAAGCTGTCGGCGCCGTGCGATGTGAAGTCGTGAAGGGGTTTGTCTTTCCAGCAGCCGCGCTTGTCGTCCCATTCCTTGCGGTAACCTTCGAGGTGGGAGATGCCAACAGCGCACTTCTCCTCATCGAAAACGCAGGACTTGAGGATTTCACGCACCGACTCGATGCCGGTATCGATCCCCGCTTTCGGAACAACGCGGAAGTTCATCGAATACATCCGGCCGTCAATCTCGTAGCCCTCGCGCGCCAGCTCTTTGCGAGACTTCGCATCAGCTGCAAACTCGCGGTTCTCGATGTCGTGCGGCCCCCAGTGCTCACCGTACTCATAGCCGCGGTCTTTCAGCACCTTCATGTAGTGCCTCAGCCCCTCGCCGGAGTTTTCGTAGTAGTCGATGATGTGGAACTCTTCGCCGACCTCACGAACGAACCATATCGCCGTGGAGTCACCCACACCGATATCCCAGAACGTGTGCACCGGCAGGTGTGAGTTATCCGGGATTTGGCCGATCCGCTTGTTGGTGTACAGCCAGCGGAACTGTTTGGCGTAGTACGCGCCCTCGACCGACTGCTGGAACGCCTCGGCCGGAATGGTCGGGTATTCGCGCTTCATGTCGTCGCCGAGCGTTTTCTCTTTGGCGTAGTACCAGGCTTTCTGGCGGTCGTTAACGACTACGCCGTGCTTCGCCTCCATTTCAGCGAAGTACTCAAGCAGGCGCACCGGAAGCGGCTCAACCGGGTCGATTGCATACTGTGGGTTCTTCCACCAGGAGAAGAAGAAAAACTTCCAGTCCAGCGCAGATAACGGCTTGCCCTGCAGCAGCGCTTTCTCTGCCGTCTGGCAGTAATCGAAGAAGTAACCCGCCCGGCCCTCTGCGGTGCTCTCGATAGTTGCGAAACAACCTGTCGATACCGCCTCAAACGCACCAGTGACGATTTCCCGGGCTTTATCCGGATACTTGGCGCATATCTTCCCGAACTCGGAGACGTGCAGGTAACGCAGCGTACCGCCACGAAATGAGGTGCTGACGTAAAGTGATCCGCCCTTCTTAAAGACCAGCTCACCGGCTGAGTCGTTGCTCGCCGGATTGGCTGCCTTTATCTCGGCCGGCAGCTTATCGTAGGCATATTTCACCTTTTCCCGGAACAGACGCTTTGCATCGTTTAGCGTGTGGGCGATCAGCGCGCACTTTGCCGACTCGAACAGAGCCGCATCGAGCTGGATGATGCATACCTCTGTGGTGAAGCCGAGCTGGCGAGCTTTCAGGATGATGTTGCGGGTATGGATCCCCTCAAAGTATTCCCGCTGCTCAGGCGTCATCCTGAAGCGAGTCGGCTTACCTTCTTTGTCGGTGATCCAGTAAAGATTGTTCAGCCGCCAGTCTTTATCAGCTAGCAGCTTGAGATGCTCAGGCTTCATTACGCCCCCTGAGACAAGGAATCCATCAGTTCAGAGAGTTGCTTAACAGAATTGTCGCCTTCCGGCCCGTCGATGTCGTAGGCCTGGCGTTCAAGTCCGATCAGGTTCTTCAGCGCTTCGCTGAGAGCTTTCACCGATTTAACGCGCTCCGGCATGCTGATGATCTTGTGGTAAATCTCGTTAAGCTTATCCTGCCCCTTGTCGTCTGGATCAAGCATCAACTCTCCGAGCTTCTCCAGCGCGGCCACATCAGCACACTCGGCGCCTAGCTCATCAAACAGCGCGTTCGTTATCTGCCTGGCGCGCTTGATATCACCGCGATGCTCCATGCGGACACTGGCGATTACCTCTGCAGTCGCTTCAATCAGTACGCGTTCGTTCAAAGTGACTTCACTGCGTACCTGTTTGCGTACCTCTGCTTTGCGTACCAGATCGTCAGCGCGTTCTTTCACCTTCGCATTCAGGTCGCGCGACCAGTCGTCACGCTTTGCTCGCTTACGGATAGCGCCTTCGCTGATTCCATGCTGCGATGCAATTTCACGGAGGGACATCACCCCGGCCCGGTACGCCGTCTCGATGGCCTCCCAGTCCGGTGTTGCCATAATTTTGTCCTCGCCTTGACATTATCGAGCCACCTCATGAAGTGGCTCTGTAATGCCCTACTGACGTTTTGCTTCTGCCTGTCTGATGTCAGCCTTGTCCCGGTTGCACTGCCCCAGCGCTGATAGCAGGCTGACGTTTAAATCGAGGCTCTGGCCCCACGTCAGGTTGTCAGGGATTTCCGGTTGCGGGGTGTCAGCCGTCAGGCTGGCCGGTAACGGGACCACCGGCACTTTGACGTAGACCGTTCGCGAATTGTTGCAGCCGCTTAACTGCGCCAGCAGGCACAGGGCGATTAGTGCAATCATCATTCGCAACAGCAACCCGGATATCAGCCGAGGCTCCCGATGCGTCCAGTGCGATCTGCTCTTTTGCATTTTTGTTAGCCTCAACGATGGTGTTGAAGATGGTCATGGTGGTCAGAACGTTGGATGTGATCGCCTGCGCTGCGTTTACCTGCTGCTCAGCACCATCGGCTCGGGTTTTCTGCTCAGCAGCAGCATTGTGGTAATGCATTGCCAGCCACCCAAGGCAAACTACCAGGCAAATCACTACGGCGCTGATAATGGCTGTTAATCGGCTCATTTCTGCCCCCAAAGACAAACTTCGCGCTCAATCTCGCGGCGAGTTACCAGGCCTTTCCACTGCTTGCCCTTGGCGTAGGTCCAGCGGCGCAGCTGGTCGCATGCACCTTTCTGGTCGCCTTGGTTAATTTTGCGCAGCAGAGTGGATGTCTGGAAGTTTCCGGCGCCGACGTTATAAGCGAACGAGTACAGAGCCCCACGCATCGTTTCGGGGATCGGCTTCTGGATGTACGGGTTGATCTGGCGTGCGACGGTGTTCAGGTCTTTGTTGAGCAGCGCGCGGCACTCAGCCTCGGTGTACCTCTTACCGAGCATTATGTCTTTGCCAGTGTGGCCATAACAGACAGTCCAGACGCCTACCACATCCTGATAGGGGTCGTATCGCACACCTTCAAGACCATCGTTACCGGTCGGTCCGGTGATAAGTGCTGAAGCAATGGCTATGGCGCCACCACCGCCGGCGATCACGCCAATCAGTTTATTCCTCATTGATGGCGTCATACTCACCCCTGTGTATCACTTGCGATACGCTTCAAGGCCTCGGTTACCACTTCGGCTGAAGCCGGGCGGTCACCTCCCGGCTTAGCTGAGACATCAGCCAGATAACTGGCCAACAGTTGCGTGCGCTTTTTCTCTTCATCAAGTCGCTCTCGCTCTTCCTTACGCTTTGCGTAATACGTCTTGATTGTGAAGAAGGCAGAGATCAGGGCGCCAATGATGAAGACATAATCCTGCAGGCTCAGGACGGAAAAGATACCAAGCAAGGCTGACCACCAGTAAGGCAGATTGTGACCATCGGTTGGGTTCATACGTTGCATCTCTCACCTCCGATAATGTTCGGGGTGCTATCTGTAGTCAGTAAAAGGTTCAGGGCCGTCGGGCTGATTTACCAACAAAGCGTCGAGGGTGATTCCCGCGACCCTGAAAATAAAAAAGGCCACCAGATGGTGACCTTTATTGTTCCTGAGTATGGTTATTCTGATTTCAACTTTTCGTATGATTCATTCATTTTTTGAACTGCTCCAAGCATACCAGAATCGTTACGCATCACCCATTGATAGCCGTATTGGCTAACAGGATTCATTGAATGGTATGTCACTGCCACTTGAAACAAAGAAACGCCATTACTCAATTGCGATTTAGCTGTGTAAACGCCATAGAGAAACAAAACAACAACGACTGCGATAATCCCTACAATAATTTTTTTCATCCAAATTGACCCACCGACCATGAGGTAACTTGGATTTTATTGCATGTTCAGAACTAGTTCCAGCAAAAAGCCCCGCGCAATGGCGAGGCTCGGTGTTCTGATAGGTCAAACGCAAATACGGCAACCTACACTAAATATATTGCTCATTTGTTCATTGAAATGCAAGCACGTTGTGGCTCTTTTTTGCAATTTTCCTCACGCTTTCGCGATCGTTAAACGCATTTTGCAGCGGCTGGTACAGGCAGAATAGCGCCGCGTTGATAATCTGCTTAACTTCCCGGCGGATGGTTGAAATGCTCGGGTGCTTATACTGGTTTCCGGCGCGGGTCTTCATCAGGCGAGGTTTGCTCACGGCATGCTGCCATGAAGCGATCCTTATCTCGCTTGAGTTACAGACGTAATAGGCAAAAATCACCTTCCATGCGTTCTCATCTACGTTTTTCAGGTAATGTCGGATTACGGCATCAATCAGCAACCCATCATCATCGCTGCATACAGGCCTTGATGGTGCTTGCGGTTCAACCGTGGCCATGAACTTGGCAATCATATTTATCATCGCCTTATCTATCTTCCCTGTCTGGCACCACGCGCCCCAAAGCTGGAGCCACTGATCTATCCACTGGTGCTGTTCGTTGGTTAATTCCAGTTTCATGCTGTCTCTCCCAGGGTCTGATAGATGCGAACGAAATTCTTGAGGATGCGGTAGTCAACCAGTACGGTGCCGCGGTGCCGGCAGAGGCGGAGCTTTTGCCAGCGATCCCGGATGCGTTCGATAACGTCACGGCTCATTTGGCCTCCGCCATAATCTGGTCATACGTCAGGTAAAGGCCCCTGCAACTAAACAGCACATGCGCCTTAACAACGGCCATTTCTTCGTTGTTCCACCGGCAGAACCATCTGATCGCGCCCACAACCTCGCTCTCTATCTGATGCGATCCGTTCAGGTGGATGGGATAAACCACGTCATCAAAAACAGCGGCAGTGGACATTGGGTATTGGATTTTGCTCATGCGGCCTCCTGATGGCGGGCGCGGCGCTTCTCCAGCGCGCGGGCTCTGCGGGTGAATATGGATTTGATGCGCTGCAGGTAGGGAATATCGAACCGGCGCGGCTCGTTATCACCCTCAAGGCGCTCTACGCGATCCAGGCCAATGCGTTCAATCAGGTGAATGCGGTATTCGACGGCGTTACCACTCAACTGCCGGTTGCAGCGGGTACAGGCTGAGTGGACGTTGAACACGTTGAATTTCAGGTGAGACGCCGCGCCGCGGGAACGGTAGTGACTGGCATCAATGGCGCTGCCGGTCAGGTAGTTGCTCTTGCCGATGAGCGGGCTTCCGCAGCTGACGCAGGGCTTACCTTCGTCACGAATGCGAATGTACCGGTTGAAAGCCGACTGAGCCTCTTTATCCCACTGGGCCTTTGTCTTGAATGACTCGCGCTTGGCCCGGCGACGCTGGCGCCCTTCTTTCTCGGATTCTCGCTGGCGCTTCACCGCTTTGGCCTTCGCCGCTTCACGGGCTTTTGCTGTCTGTTTTTTGCCGATCGCGCTGGCGCATTCAAAACTGCATACCACCTGCCCTTCCCTGGTAGGATGGAACCATTCGCGGCAGTGGGCGCATTTACGACGTGCTGGTTTACGCATGTGGCCTCCTTGCTCTCAGGCGGAGCCACTTCTTATCGACCAGGCGGGCTGTGTAGTCTTTCAGGGTCGGGATGTCGGAAGGCTTAACTTCTACCTTGCGCTTGCGGCGCGCCGGTACGCGGAAGATTCCGCGCTCCATTACTTTGGCGAGAAGACATTGCATACCCATCACCCCGCAAAGCTCAGCAGCTGACTGGCGGCATTTTCAGCCTCAGCCGGCGAGTGGAATTTGCGACGCAGAATGTAGTTCCAGAGCACATTCAGCACTGATTTGTAGACGCCGTTAAACTGGCTGTCGTCCATGCTGGCGAAGGAGATCGACTTTGCGACACGACGACGGCTGCCGTCAGGCATCTGGTATTCGTCATAAAAGCCAGCCTGAATGGTTGCCCACTCGCGGAAGGATTCGAAGTGTTTCAGCAGCGCCATATCTCGGGAACGAGAAATACCGACAGAGGAGAGATACATCTCCGCGGCGTTCTGGAGCGCAGCGCGCTGATCGAAGTCGGATGAAAGGAAGTCGATAAACCCGGATATGAGGGCGCGCTCAGCGGGCTCAATGAGGCCACCGGAAGGCGTCCAGTAGTGATACCCGAGAGTCAGAAGTTTGAAGAACTTCTTGTGGAATGCGTAATTCCTGGGCTTGCGGAACTCACCGCAAAGCAGTTGCCCTACCGGGATAAGTTGCAGGTATTCGCTGGTTCCCGGCTCTGCGGGAATCAGTACGTTTTGATAACTCTTCTCAAATTGCAGTGTTTGCGCCATGTGTCCCCACTTGGCGCCGGATAATCGTGTCAGTTGCTCAGGCTGACGAGGTAATTATCGCCCTTCCCGGGGAGAAAAGCAAAATGAGCATATACGATAAAAACCCCTCCGGAGAGGGGTTGAGATTAGCGGATGGCTTTGCGTTCTGCGGGGGTTACCGTTAAGCAGCCTCACGTGCCTGACACATCTCTGCTCACCAGAGCCTCAGCATGCCGCGGAGTTACCCACATGGTAGATATTTGACGACAAAAGCCCTTTTTAAGGTTTTACCAGACTAAATTTTATTGTATCCCGATATACCCCTGGATGGCCTGGCATAAACTTACACTTTTTAATAGCAACCTCAGCTTCCCTGAAGAAAACCTCATCGCCCGTTATGTCTACTGAGTACACATCGCCTTTATCATTAACCCACGCCGCATAATCGACACTCCCTTCAATTCTCAATGCCTGAGCCTTGACTGGCATCACTGGCGCAGGACAGCTTATGCGAACAGGTGCTATTTCTTCTTTTTTTTCAATAGCAAGCGCCACGTTTGATACAAGGACAGCACAAACCAGAAGCAATGTTTTTTTCATAAACGATACCAATTGTTGTTTTCCTTGCGTCCAAAGTTCACTAATGCGCATTTTACACGTAAAGCCGTAGGGAGAGGCTCCACTTCGACACAAGCCCCCTCTGGTGTGGAGGGGATTATATATCATCAACTGGATGGGTGCGCGGCTTTGCGTTCTGCGGGGATTTAGGCATGCTCCTGCTCCTTCTGGCGCTGGTCTTCGCTGCTGAAGTCTTCGCCGTCGATTGGCATCAGGTTTTTAGCCAGCGCCAAGCCATTCAAGCCAGGCTTGACACGCCAAAGCGTCCCTTTAATCTCAGACATAGCTTCAACCTCCCAATAAACTCCACATCCAAAGGGGGAATTCATTTCGCCAACACAAGCCACCAACTTAACGACCTTGCCGACGTTTTCAGGAAAGCGCGATCGAATAATTATCGCCAGCCCACCTGCGCGTAACTCAGCCATGGTTAACCTCCACGCACTGGATATTGTCTACGTTGGGGGATGTATCACTCCACGACCGTCTATCATCTGCAACTTTCATCGCCTTAATGGCGGCCTTACACTGATCCATGCTCTGCATGGGAACCACCTGCATATTCGATGATTGGCTGCTGATGACGAAAATCAGGAAGAAGTACGGCATCAACTCACCTCCCGCTCAATGTCAGGAATCACTGCTTTAACGGCTTCGCGGACCTCTTTCATTGAACGATCAAACCAGTTTACCGAGGTTGTATAACCGTCGAACTTCGCGCCTTTGGCATTAATTTTTGCTACCGTAATATCTCTGGCCGCATTAATCATCGCTACGGCTACAGCTTCAGGGATTTGGTTACTCACCTTTCACCTCCAGACGCCAGACGGCCTGACCAATGCGGCTCTCGTGGGGACATTTGGATACCAGCCCCTCTTTCGCCAGTTCGATAAGCTCTTTGCGGAGGTCGGCGATCCTCCACTCTACCCCGGGGAATTTACGCTCCATCGCGCAGCGGATATTCCAGGTAGCAATGCGATAGGGGTAATGGCCGTGCGCCCATTTTTCCTGCTGTGCTGCACCCTCGATCAACACCTGCATGATTTTGCTTTTGACGTCACTCACCTTTCACCTCCTGCGGGGCGGCTGCGAGTATGGCGGCGCGACAAAAATTATACCCAGCAATGAAACTTTCAATAGATCCTCTACCGCCTTCCCAGTGTTTTACGGCAATACCTGCTGTCATTTCCTTCGGCACTCCCGGGGCTGCCTGCGGGGCGGCTGCCAATGTGGAGTCGATGATATGCTGGCGCATCCAGTTAGCCCCACGCGCAAACACGTCTACTGGGTCTCCATAGTAATATCCTATTTCATATGCCTGCCCTGATGTCATCTCATCAGGAATGACCAGAGAGTTGCCGCCTTGCGCTGGATTGACGCTGTTTTGCGCCGGACAGCAATCGGATTGCGCCGGAGAGTTTCCAGCCTGCAGCATGGCGGCGCGGCAGGCGTTCCAGCCCATTTTGTACGCCTGGCCGATAGTTGTTACTGCATCTTCGCTCTCCAGAGCAGAAATAGCCTCCCGAACGCTGATGGACTTCGGCACTACCGGAGTTGGCTGCGCGGCATATACAGGCATGGTGCAAGCCTTGTTGAAGTCCCTTCTTGCCAGGATATGCGGATAACCGGCATCAAAGTCTGATTTGCTGATGTACGCCACCGGCTCGCTGTCCAGTGCGGCCAGCGCCATGCGCGCCAATTCTTCAATTTCAGCGTGAGACGGCGGCAGTGTCATTGCACGATGAAAGTTAGCGATTAGCTCAATGCGCTCTCTGGTTAATTTGCTGGTCATTGGTTGGCTCCTTCAATGGTCTGGAATCCAGCAGCAGTTAGCTCTACACGGTCCCGAACAGGGTTGAGGTAAACGGTCTTGATAAGACCTTTTGACTTCAAACGCCTCGCGACAGCCGAGCATAATGTGTCGGTGGATTCCCACCAGTAGCGATCGAATCGACCACGGAGCATCACTTGACCTTCGCTAATAGCACGAAGAGTATTGAGCTGATAATCGGTTAATTTCGTCATCACTCAGCCTCCACCTTGATGCCAGCGGCGGTTAGCATTGCCAGCACATCATCAAACTTGAGATATTCCCCTTCATCGTCGCTGTGCACATACCAGTCATCCCAACCATCAGCGCCTGGCTGAAGTCGTTGTGGCAGCTTCACGGTGACGGTGCGGGACTCCAGCTCGGCGATGCGCTGGCGCAGTGCTGCGATCTCCATCTCTGCAGCATCGGCATAATGGACGTTTTCATGCTCCAGCGGCGGCAGGTCCGGGGTTTTCACACCAAACAGCGCCGCCAATGCGCGATAGTTCTGCTCGCTGTGATAGCGACCTTTGCAGCGAACCAGTTTTTCGGCTGCTGCGTTGATGGCCTGCGCCTTCTCCAGCGCCTCTACCAGCGCTAGGATGTTGCCTGGGCATGCCGTAATCAGGTATTCGTTAAGCGCGGAGATTCGAGCATCGAAAGACATTATCGGAGCCTCCCCTGCATGTTTTGCTTTCTCTGCCGCCGCTTTAAGGTTCTGCGCCAGTTCGGTGATATCTGTCATGCTGCACGCTCCGCCTTCTGCTTGTTGTATACGGCCCAGCTAAGGGCATCGAGTTTGCGCTGACCGGCTTTGTCGAAGAGGTGAATGCCGTTTTGGCAGGCATGATCGGCCTTCACTTGCTCTTCCAGTTGAGCCAGTTGCTCATAGGTGAGCGTTGCCAGTTTCAGGCGGTTCCAGCCGAAGTTAGGGATACGGTTGCTCATTCTGATGCTCCCTCACGCAGAGAGTCTGCCAGCCACTGCAAATTCATGATCTGCACGCCGATATTGCTGAACTTCTTCTCCAGGTGAGCGATAGCCCTCTCAACCCCGCGCGCCTCGGCTTCGGCTACGATGCGATCGGTGGCGGGGGTTTTTAGCCCATCGCGCAGTTTTACGTATGCGCTCAGCATGGCCAACTCAGGCACGTCGTCAGCTTTCGAATGATAAGTATCAAGCGCTTCCATCATCAGCTTACTGAACGGTGCCGGCGCTAATTTTTTCAGCGCCACATTCTCCGCAGCCAGCTGATTAAACGCTTTCGCCAGCTTCAGGAACTTCTGCTCTCTGATTGACAGCTCGCCTGCGCTCTCCAGGGAGGCGATGAGCTCGTTTACTGTTGAGATGTTCATTTTCTTACCCCCGCCAGGCACTGGTTAAAAAGGGTGGTCATTGGGTTTACTCCGCCAGGACGCTGGCGATAAAACTCCGGATCGCTTTCGGTGACAGCCGTCGTGTCAATCAGGGTGTAGCGAAAGCTGCGACATTCCCCTTCACGCTTAACCTGGCCGTCTTTGTTCAGCTGCCACAGGGAGGAATTGACCACTGAAGAGTCAAGACCGGTACCGCGGCGGATATCCTGAAAGCTGCAGCCAGGGTGCTGGCCGATGAAGTTAATAACGGCTTGTTTGCCAGAGTTCTTTTTCATCTGATAAGCCCTCTCTCTTTCCCGCGCAGGTATTCATCCCGCAGCCACTGAGCCGGAGTTAATGCGCCGAGCGATGCCGCGCTTGGCATGCATCCGAAGCTTTTGCCTTCAGGGTGAAAACCCTGCTGACGGCTGACATGGTTTGTCGGAATGGCTTCCTGGTTGTTCTCCAGAGCCAGCACCGGCGAAGGTATTTGTTCTCCGGCGGCGACTTTCAGCGCCCAGTCTTCCAGCTTTTTGGCGGCATACTTCTCGGTTTCTGCCTCGCTGAGCTGGCGCTGGTACATTGCTCGACGGGTATCGGTAACAACCCAGTACATGACAGGGTGAGACCACGGGAATCGCTCTGCGCCGCCGGTATGCAGCCCTTTTTCGCGGCTGTAGCGGTGAAACTCGTTCATCACGTCCACAAGAGTCACGCCCAGCACAGTGCCGCTGTCCTTGCACCATTTGATGAACTGGCCCGGCGATGGCCAGAACGGCGATTCACTGGCTCTTGCGTGGCGCACACCGGCGGATAACTGTTCGCGAGTGCGGATGCCGTTTTCGGCAAAAGCGGCAATCCACTGGCGCTTCGCTGTTTTCTCTTCGGCATCGGTGCGCAGGTTGGTCTGGGTTGACGCCGGGAAGATCTGCTTCAACTGACGGAACAGAGCGTCAACCAGCCTTTCCGCTTCGACGTCGAGTAGCCTTTGCGGGTCAGTACCAGCTGTCGCCATTCTGGCCAGCGCATCACCATCGCGATTACTGATCGCGGTCATAAGCTGAGCGGTCATATGAAGTCCTTCCAGCCTTCAGGGCTGTTCCAGTGCGGGGAATCAGGTTCGTTTCTCTGGCGCCCGGAAAGCGGATTGACTCTCGCGTTCCTGAGCCATACCCGGAATGCGGAGTTCCAGTCGATCAGCTTTGTGCCTCGGGCTTTGTGATAATCCCGAAAGTTCAGCAGCTCGGTTTCAATGCTGATCCCTTTCTCCGAGGCGATCGCAATGTGATCTGCCGATGGCTTGAAAGCTGGAGGGAACGGTATTTCCCCATTGGGTGAAATGCCGATCCGTCGTTTTGCCGCTTCGCTGATAAACTGCCCTCGCGCAGAGAGAGAGTCTGGTTCAGTGACTGGTTCAAAAGAGTGACTGGTTCTGGTGCCATCTGGTGGCATAGGGGGTGTGCCATCAGATAGCATAGGGGGTGCTATTTCATGGCATACCCCTGTGCTTTTTAGTGGCATAGGGGTAGCGTCAAGGTTCAGATAATACACGTTGGATGTATTACCTTTCCCGTTGTTTACCCCAACGCGATTTTCACGCTTGAGAAGGCCCATTTCCTCAAGCGCATCAATATGATTGCGAACAGCGGATTTACTGCATTCGCACTGATCGGCAATGTGCTGATATGAAGGCCAGCATTCACCCTTATCGTTGGCGTTGTCGGCCAGCTTGATAAGAACAAGCTTACGCAGTGAGTTGCCCACTTTGACCCCCATTGCTTTCGCCATAAGTGACATGCTCACGTGCTACCTCCGATTTGTTTACTCTTACAGATTTACCAGGCATAATTACCTCGCAATTACCTCTTCGTTTTTGCAACTGAAAGCCGCTGGTGTCCTACCACTGCGGCTTTCGCCTTTCTGTTCCCACTCATGCTTCAAAGTCACCTTTCTCTCCCGGCCTGTTAGAAATCAGGATGGCCAGCAGTAGCGACATGTTCGGCAGCAGACTTTCCCGCCAGCGACTCACCGTCGACTTATTCACTCCTGCCACTTTGGCGATAGTTGTGGTACCCAGTTCAGCTATCTGGCTGTGTAACCAGCTTTCTATCCTGCGAGCCTCCACTTTGTTGCGTGTCATTGAACTCTCCATTTGTGATACTTCCTCTGGTGTTGTTTGGAATGGCCGCTGGTTAGGCGGCCGGTGAATGCGCACTTAGCAACTGTGCAAGGTCAGGCCGGATCTCTGCCGCCTTAATTTTGCCGTTAGTCGCAGACACGATTTTCATCACATAGCGGGCATCTATTCCGCCGCCATGCAGCCAGCGCCAAACTGTCGGCTGTGCTACGCCACACAGATCGGCCAATTTTTTCTGACTTCCAGCTATATCAATTGCCTTCTGGATGGTTTTGTTCGTCATGTTCCAATTCCTATAAGTATTGGTGCAAAATGATAATAGCAATGCGTATTGGTTTTAGCAATAGCAAAACGTGTTTTGACCAGCAATACGCAAGCGTATAAATTTGAGACTATGAAAAAAGAAACTCTTGCAGATCGTTTAAACGAGGCCATGGCTTCGGCCGGAATGTCCCAAGGGGCCCTTGCGAAGGCTTCAGGTATTGCTCAGCCGACCATTTGGCGCCTGGTGAGTGGAAACGCCAGGGGGTCAACAAAAATTGTCGAGATAGCTAACGCCTTGGGTGTCAGGTCTGAATGGTTATCAACCGGAAATGGACCGATGCGCGATGATGGCCAGCTACCTCGCGCTTCTCAGGCAAAAAGTCAGGATACTGATGCATTTAGGATTGATGTGCTGGACCTCATGGTCAGCGCGGGACCGGGCATTGTGAATCAGGAGTTCGTGGAGATCCTCCGCTCCGTTGAGTATGCACCGGCAGAGGCTCGCCACATGTTCGATGGGCGTAAGGCTGAGAACATTCGGATCATCAACGTCCGCGGAGACAGCATGTCTGGAACGATTGAGCCTGGTGATCTGCTTTTCGTGGATATCAGCGTTAAGAGCTTTGACGGCGACGGGATATACGCGTTCCTGTACGACGACACTGCTCACGTCAAGCGCCTGCAGAAGATGAAGGACAAGCTGCTGGTTATATCAGATAACAAGAGCTATGCAGCCTGGGACCCGATCGAAAAAGACGAAATGAATCGGGTATTCGTCTTCGGCAAGGTGATCGGCAGCATGCCGCAGACGTACAGGAAGCATGGTTAACAACGCATATTAAACTAAATAGGGAAGGATAAAATGGATAACAAGTTACTTGAAAACAAAGATATAAATTTGAATAGCTTGAGGAATGTTTTTGATAACGCTGGATTTAAGACTGAAATCATAGATGGCGAGTTGGTAATACAAAAGGAAAGTATCAAATCTATTATTTATATAAGATCAGATTTAGTTAGTATTGTTTCCAAGTTTAGGTTAAAACCTGATTTAGATAATGAAATAATTGAATCTAAATTGGTCCAGTTGAACCATGGGACTTATCCCGCACGATACTTTACCAATGACGACAAAAAAACACTCATTATATCAATAACTTATTTTACAGGCGTTGGGATCTACATACCCCATTTTATACTTACTGCCAACGCGTATTTAGGATTTATTCCTCTTGATTTTAAGCGTGTAGATTGTTCTGATATTTTAGTCTAAGTTGGGCGACTATGGACAATAAAATTGAGTCTGCACTGCAGAGTCTATATGACATTCTGAATAGTGAAACCATAGAAGCGAGCTCCAGCGCTCAAAAAACTATTCAAAAAACAATCTCAACTAGCGATTACCTCAAAGCATATGACTTGGCAGAAATTGAGTATGAAAGAATTAGAAATGATTACTCAGATATTGAAAAGATTTCTAATAATTTAGATAAAGATACTGACGTTGTTGAAAGAGTTAAAAATCACATATTCTTCAATGAGCATGAGATTCATTACCAAGATAGCAGTGTTAGATTTGGAAGGTTGGATGCCGACCCTGCAATAGTAAACGCATGGGATAGGATAGTTTGCGACAACTGCATTGATACAGACTATCATTTCTTTGCTCACGAGGAGTATGAGTCCCTTATAGCACAAAATGACGGAGTGACGTACAATGAAGCACATAATCTAACGATAGAAGCTGGCTTCATCTGGGATCCTAAGGAGGAATGATATGGGCTTTTATGTTCAGATTCAAAAAAAATCCTCCCAAAATGGGAAGTCTAAGTATGTTTTTTATAATGAAAAAGGTAGCGGCGAGTTCAGCATCAATGAAAGTGATGGGAAAATCGACTACTATCAAAAAATGCCTAATGATTCTAGCAACATTGCCTTCTCAAGGGCCGCGGTGAAAGTGTTAAAATATTGGAAGACGAACGGTAAACTTCCAGACCGAGAAGTATGGGCTTCTTAGCTTTATTTGACATCGCCCTACTCAAAAGGGCGATGTCAATGCCCTACTTTATCCGCAGCATCAGCACGTCCAGCGCCAACTCCACCAGATAACCCGGCCACCGCGCCGGGTTTTTATTGCCCTACTCCTTTCCATGCGATATCAATCGCTTTATAGCCTCCATCTTACCGGTCTGTCTGCGCATCTCCAGCAGTCTCAGAGCCTCTAACGCCTCCAGTCCTACTAGCTGCTGCTCTGCCAGCATCTCCATATCCTGCATCAGTAACTCGACTTCTTCCTTTGTGATCGGCGGTCTCATGTAGCCTCCTGTGTTTTTTTGAGCATAACAGCACAATAACAAAAAACAAATTCATTTAGCTATCAATCATTTAATAGCAAATGCTATCAACTAATATCAATACGTATTGCTATGGTTGATACTCATTGCTATTATCAACTCATCCAAACAACAACGTTGGCGCCGGAAATAGGTAACAACGCTCCGTTAGCCGCGATAAGGCAAAGGTGAAGAGATGATCCGCGAAGAAGATAAAACTGAGTGGTTTAAGTTTCTGGCACACGCATTCGCCATCGTCGTATGCGTACTGGTAGCAAGCGCGTTCTGCCTGATGCCTGGTGGTTCAGCATGAGCAGAAACGGCATTCGTTCACTGATTTACTGCCTGCTGATCTGCGGCGTTATCTGGACAGCGTTGATTATCAAAATTCTGCACGTTACGGGGGTGTTCAATGGCTAACTCAATTCCTAACAACGGACGAGCCGTGATGATGCGTAATCGCCGTACTGGCGCCGCCTGGCTGGTCAGCTTCGACTATCGCGACGGCAGCTACTGGCATGAGCCGCAGGGAAATCTGCGCCACATCCGCCGGCCATATGCTTCACGCAGCATTGAGCCGAACCTGGTTCCAGCCGGGACGCATTAACCGCGCATATCAGCGCAAGAATTTAACTGAGCTATCAGGCAGCCAATACGGTGCCGGGATTCTTACAACCAAATTTCAGGAGCGAGCTATGAACGCATACCGCGCATACGACGCTATCGAAGAACGGAAATGGGCTGAACAGTCGCTCACCGAAGAGAAGCAAAAGTGGATTGACGATCGGGCGCAGGAAATTATCGACGCCCTGCCGAAAGAGCCGTCAGGCCTGTTCCGCTTCTCTGTACCGATGGACAAAAGCCCATACGAAGGCCTCCGCAGCGATGCAGCTGGCGAGACCTACAACGATTTCATTTCGGCAGTTGCTTACGCCCAGGCGGAATACGACTGGGAACACCGTACAGGCTGCCCGTTTTAATTTTGAGGGGATTAACGATGGCAAACGAATTAACAATCACAGCGACGTCGCTTCAGGAGATAGGCGTCGACGTCTCCACCTGGAGCGCGCTGAAGAACAGCATCTACCCTGGCGCCAAAGACGAATCGGTAATGATGGCGCTTGATTACTGTCGCGCCCGCCAGCTGGACCCGTTGCTCAAACCTGTCCACCTCGTTCCGATGTACGTCAAAGACTCGAAAACAGGTAAAGGCGAATGGCGCGACGTCGTTATGCCGGGCATCGGCCTTTACCGCATTCAGGCAGACCGTTCTGGCGATTATGCCGGGGCCCGAGAGCCTGAGTTCGGGCCAGACACTACACAGACGCTTTCTGGTGTCGAGGTTACCTTCCCTCAGTGGTGCAAATACACCGTCTACAAGCGCATGCCCAGCGGGGAGATCGTCGAGTTCAGCGCCAAAGAATACTGGATTGAAAACTACGCCACCGGCGGACGCGACACCACGGCGCCGAACGCGATGTGGAAAAAGCGCCCATACGGACAGCTGGCAAAATGCGCAGAAGCCCAGGCGTTGCGTAAGGCCTGGCCCGAGATCGGACAGCAGCCTACCGCCGAAGAAATGGAAGGTAAATCGCTGGACGTTGATATCCGGGACGTCACGCCGCGCAGCACCACAGAAGCACTTCCACCAGCAGCAAGCGAAGAAACGCTTCAGGCGATCACCGATCTCTTAACATCGCTGAATAAAGACTGGGAGCAAGACTTCCTCCCTGTGTGCAGCGACATCTTCAAACGGCCAATTCTTGAGGCGTCAGACCTCACTGAAGAAGAGGCACAGAAAGGGTTCAACTTCCTTCAGAAAAAAGCTAAGGCGGCAGCATGACACCCGAAATTATCCTGTCCAGGACCGGCATTGACGTAACCACCATCCAACAGGGTGATGAGGCGTGGCACCGGCTGCGCCTCGGCGTCATAACCGCCTCTGAAGTGCACAATGTCATTTCCAAGCCGCGATCCGGAACCAAATGGACGGGCATGAAGATGTCCTACTTCCACACCCTACTCGCCGAGGTATGCACCGGCGTCGCACCAGAGGTTAACGCCAAAGCTCTGGCCTGGGGCAAGCAGTACGAGGAAGACGCCCGCACCCTCTTCGAGTTCACCACTGACGTGAAAGTCACGGAGTCTCCGATCCTGTTCCGTGACGAGAGCATGCGCACCGCGTGCTCCCCTGACGGCCTTTGCAGTAACAATTTCGGCCTTGAGCTGAAATGCCCGTTCACCTCCCGCGACTTCATGAAATTCCGCCTCGGCGGATTCGAAGCCATTAAGTCCGAGTACATGGCCCAGGTGCAGTACAGCATGTGGGTTACCGGAAAAGACTCCTGGTTCTTTGCCAACTACGACCCACGCATGAAGCGCGAAGGCATTCACCATGTGGTCGTTGAGCGGGATCCGCAGTACATGACCGACTTCAACGAAATGGTGCCGGAGTTCATTGAGAAGATGGACGAGGCGCTGGCGGAAATCGGCTTCACGTTCGGGGAACAGTGGAAATGAAACGCACACCCTTCTACCGCAGGCCCGGGCGAACCGGGCAATTCTCAGGCCTTCGTGAGCGCGTTATCTGGATGATTCAGACGCGCGGCCGCCCGGTAACCGGCAGCGAAATCGCAGAGAAGTTCGGCGTAACGCTCATTGAGTTTAACCGGGTTGCCAACGGGATCACCCGAGGCTCCGGACAGATAGCGCAGATAGTTGAGTCGGAAAAATGGCTCAACGAGGACGGCATCTGCGACCGGACATTCGACCTAGTCACGAAGCCAAAAGTCGTAACACCACAGGGTAAATCGCGCCTGTTCACCCGGCGCGCCATAAAGCAATCGCAGGAAGGCAGACGGCAGGAGTGTATTGAACGTGCCTCCCGCCGTAGCCGCCTGATTGCTCAGGGCCTCTACATCGACGAAATGGAGTCCATCCTATGACTCACGCTCACGACGACATCAGGGTTGGCACACTGTGCCTTCCCTTCATTGGTAACGGCTGGCTAATGCCATGGGGTGAAGTGGTCAGCAATCCATTAAAGGCGCAGCGGCTCGCTGAGGAATATAGGGAAAGGCAGGAGGCGGCATGACAGCGAAATACTCACTTCTGTATGTCGATCCGCCTTGGTCCTACGGCAACACCATCAGTAACGGGGCCGCTGCCGACCACTATTCCACTATGAAGCTTATCGACATTAAGCGCCTGCCAGTGTGGGAACTTGCCGCCGAAAACGCGGTGCTGGCGATGTGGTACACCGGCACGCATAACCAGGAGGCGATCGAGCTGGCCGAGGCCTGGGGCTTTACCGTTCGCACAATGAAGGGATTTACCTGGGTGAAGCTGAATCAGAACGCCGAGCTGCGCATCAACAAGGCGCTGGCCGAGGGTGAAGTCACCGACTTTTACGACTTCCTCGATCTGCTTAACGCCGAGACGCGCATGAACGGAGGCAACCACACCCGGGCCAACACAGAAGATCTGCTGATTGCCACCCGCGGCGCCGGGCTGGAACGGAAGCACGCCGGGATTAAGCAGGTGGTATACAGCCCGCTCGGCGCGCACAGCGAAAAACCGTGGGAAGTACGCCACCGGCTGGAACTGCTGTACGGCGACGTGCCGCGCATTGAGCTGTTTAGCCGCAGCGCGGCTCCGGGCTGGGATCACTGGGGAAATCAGTGCGACACCGCCGCGGTAGAACTGCTGCCCGGCTGCGCCATCGATGTTGTGAAAACGGAGGCCGCATGACGCCAGAAAAAGACAACGCCATCCGCGCAGCCTGCCGCCGCTGCACCGAGGAAATCCAGCAAGCCATGCGCAAGAAGCCAAAGCCTAACTGGAACGAAACGGTGCCTCCCATCATCAACAAGCATCACAAGAAAATTGAAGCTCTGGGAGTTAGCCTCCTGGAGTTCGTCGTCAAAACTGGCCGCCTTAACGGGCGGTTTGGAGCCGAACAATGAATATGAAAACTGAAAAAATCGTGATGATGGACAGCGATGAGGCGGCCAGCATCCAGACTGTAACTGGTTGGGTAGACCGCCAAGGTCGTTTCTGGGGCGGTGACGAGCACCAGGCGCGTTGGTGCGGTGCCACTCATCGCAAGTGCAAAAACAAACCTGACGAGCACCCTATTCATAGCACTCATGGCTATTGCGAAGAATGCCACCGCGAAAGCCTCCAGGCGAAGTTCGCTACCTTTGAGCGCGCGGTATGGGCCGGAGAGCCGCTCGTTATCTTTGATGATGACCAGTACTTTTTTGACGCTGAATCGCTGGCTGACTATTGCTATGAGCACTCCCTGCTGCCGAGCGAGTTGCAGTTAATGATCTGCGAACCTAACTACCCTCCGGAGTTCGACCTGGAACAGCACTGCGAAGAGATAATGCCTGATGGTGATGACTATTACTGCTTGCCGCTAGCTGTGCGTGATGCTGCTGAGGCGCTGAATAAGGCGCTGAAAGAAAGTGCTCCAGTATCGTGGAGCGCAAGCAACCGAGTGGCGATCGTCTCAGACGACATGCTCAACGACGAGCAGAAGGCCGAAATTATGGCGGAGCGTGCTGCATGAACAGAGCCTCACCCGTTGATTTGAGAAAAAGCCTCGAAATAGCCAACCACCTGGCGCACATCGGGATTCGCTTTGTGCCGATTCCGGTGGCGACAGAGGAAGAATTCCAGACGCTGGCCGCCGAGTTATCGCGACGGCTTGAGCACATGGCGGTTGAGGCCGAGAAGAATGAAGGCGGTGCAGCATGAGCGCAGAACTCATCGATCAGGCCAACGAACTGGCAGAGCGCCGGCTGGAAATGACCATCCAGAACATGCGCATCAACCATAACGCAGTTTCAGCTACTCACTGCCGAGACTGCGGGGAAGAGATACCCGAGCGGCGCCGGGAACTGGTGGCGGGCTGCCAGCGCTGCGCTGACTGTCAGGAAGAAGAGGAATTGCGCGGTAAGCATCGGAGGTGATATGGCGTCAGACAAACCGATAACAGCTCAGCAGGCCGCCGACTTACTCATCGTGTCGGCGCGGGTAATCTACCGCCTGATTGAGTCAGGAGAACTCGCCGGCCGCAAGGTCGGCAACAAGTACAGAACGACCGAAGCGGCATGTATTGCGTATTTGTCATCCCCGCAGGAAACTAAACGAGCGAACGCGGGTGAGCATAAAGGAGATATTTTATGTCCATCACCCTCAGAGGCGGCATGTGGCACTGTCATTTCTTTACGCCGTCAGGGAAAAGAGTTAGGCGATCTCTTGGCACGGGGGACAAAAAGCAGGCGCAGGAGCTCCACGATAAGCTAAAGGCTGAAGCATGGCGGGTTGACCAGATCGGCGACCTGCCTGTCAGAACCTTCGAAGAGTGCTGTATCCGGTGGCTGCGGGAGAAAGACCACAAGCGGTCGCTGGATGATGACAAAACCAAAATTGAGTTTTGGCTGCAGCATTTTTCCGGCCGTGATGTATCAAAAATAACGGCGGAGGAAATTCACGAAGCCGTTAACGGGATGATCAACCGTAAGCACCTGCAGGTATGGGAGAGTAAACGTGATGCCGCGTTGAGGAAGGGTAAGCCGATACCGGAGTACAAACCACGGCAGGTTTCGCAGGCTACGAAGGCGCAACACCTTTCCTTCATTCGATCCCTTCTCAGGGCCGCGGCGAATGACTGGGGCTGGATAAAAACAGCTCCTGTTATCAAAACCCGCAAGCCGATCAGTAAGCGGATACGGTGGCTGACCAGAGAAGAAGCTGAGCGGTTGATCGAGTGCATGCCGGAGAGCATTAAGCCAGTGGTGATATTTGCACTGGCAACCGGCCTGCGCCGCTCAAACATCATCGGGCTTGAGTGGCAGCAGGTCGATATGCAGAGAAAGGTTGCATGGGTAAATCCGGAGAACGCAAAAGCGGGCAAGGCGATTGGCGTAGCTCTGAATGATACCGCATGCAGGGTATTAAGGGATCAGATAGGGAAGCATTCCCGGTGGGTGTTCGTTCACACCACGGCAAAACATCGCCCGGATGGAACACTGACGCCCGCGGTTAGAAAAATGCGTGTGGATGACAATAACGCCTGGCGCGCCGGGTTGAAAAAAGCGGGGATCGAGGATTTCCGTTTTCACGACCTCCGGCACACCTGGGCGAGCTGGCTTATTCAGTCCGGCGTCCCGCTTTCTGTCTTACAGGAAATGGGAGGATGGGAGAGCATCGAGATGGTACGTCGTTATGCTCACCTGGCGCCGAACCACCTGACCGAACACGCACGGAAAATTGACGCCATTTTTGGCGCTAGCGACACAAATACGACACAAGGAGGAAATCAGGCTGGATTAAAACTGGCGTAAGTTATTGTTTCTTAATGGTACGCCCTACAGGGTTCGAACCTGTGACCTACGGCTTAGAAGGCCGTTGCTCTATCCAGCTGAGCTAAGGGCGCCCTGAGAAGCGAGTGCTTCGCGGAGTGAAACGCGTGGAATTATACGGTCCACGTCGGTTGAGTCAATCCATTTTGCCAGGAAACTGCGGGGCTTATACGACGCTGGCGAAATATCCTCCACCAACTGTACAAGAAGCATACCGCCGGGCCTAATGCGCGCGTAAATCGACTCAGTGGCCAGGCGCAACGCACCAATAACCATGTAATAACCATGGTCATAACAGGCTAAATTAGCCTCAGACAGGATAAAACAGCAAACGAGGACTGACAGCGAGGCCCGCTTCTGACAAAATATCCTCATCCCCCTTTCGTAAAGATACAGATGGAATCCTCTCTCTGATGGCAGCAAAAATTATTGACGGTAAAACGATTGCGCAGCAGGTACGCTCTGAGGTTGCGGAAAAAGTGAAGGCTCGCGTTGCGGCCGGAAAACGCGCCCCTGGGCTGGCCGTCGTGCTGGTCGGCAGCAACCCGGCCTCGCAGATTTATGTCGGCAGCAAGCGCAAAGCATGTGAAGAAGTGGGCTTCGTCTCCCGCTCTTACGATCTCCCGGAAACCACCAGCGAAGCCGAGCTGCTGGAGCTTATCGACACTCTGAATGCCGATAAGACCATCGACGGTATTCTGGTTCAGCTGCCCCTGCCGGCAGGGATCGATAACGTCAAAGTTCTCGAGCGCATCGCGCCGGATAAAGACGTCGACGGCTTCCATCCTTACAACGTTGGCCGCCTGTGCCAGCGCGCGCCGCGCCTGCGTCCGTGCACTCCGCGCGGTATCGTGACCTTGCTGGAACGCTACAATATCGACACCTACGGCCTCAATGCGGTGGTCATTGGCGCCTCCAATATCGTCGGTCGCCCGATGAGCATGGAGCTGCTGCTGGCCGGCTGCACCACCACCGTCACCCACCGCTTTACCAAAAACCTGCGCCATCATGTCGAAAACGCCGACCTGCTGATCGTCGCGGTGGGCAAACCGGGCTTTATTCCTGGCGAGTGGATTAAAGAAGGGGCGATTGTGGTCGATGTCGGCATCAACCGTCTGGAAAGCGGCAAAGTGGTCGGCGACGTGGTGTATGAAGATGCCGCCGAACGCGCGTCCTACATCACCCCGGTTCCCGGCGGCGTTGGCCCGATGACCGTCGCCACCCTGATCCAGAACACGCTGCAGGCGTGCGAAGAGTATCACGACGTTGAGGAGGCCTGA